CATCAAAACCTAAAACAACTCCAGGTCCAATAGTTTCTTTCCAAATACCTTCTTGTTGAAACGATACATAATAATCCGAGTATGTATCACCTTCATCACCTGTAATTTTTACAACACTATCTGTTGGTGCATAAAATGGTAAATCTTTAAAATCTTGTAACTCATCACGTACAACATACATTGCTTGCCCACCAAAACCATCTGAAGTATTAATTGTGTAATCAGAATTACCATCAGTAGGTTTTATATCTAAAGTTGATGTATAAATTGTTGTAGTAAAATAATTTGTTATACCGCTATAATTTTTTAAGCCTTGTGTAGTGCTTAAATTTGCATCTGTGTCTGTTCTATATGTTCTAAATCCAATATCATCTGCAGCACCATTCCAAAATGTTGATGATGTGCCAAAGCATAATATATCAGCTATTTTTTTAGTATCTCTAAATGCCGCATCTGTATTAAAATCATTACCAGATGGCATTTGAAACTCAACACCAATTTCATACGCCATACTCGGGTGTTGTAATTTTACTTCATAACTTCTTCCATAATTACTTTGTTTTACATAAACTAAACCACGCTCAATTTTTGCAGCACTAGTAGCTGTAGCCATTGCTGGTGTTATTGATTTATTAACAACAAATGTAAAATCTGCAACAGTAACAAATTTAAAATTTTCTTTTGGATTTGTAGATGTTAAATATGCATTACCATTTGGAAAAGTAACAGTTTTGTTTACACCAGATAAATTCCAAACTTTAACATTTTGGTTTGTAAACGCTGTAATAAAAGCTGTATCTGCATCACGTTGCACACCGTGTATCGCAGCATTAGTTGGATATACATTACTTGAATCTAATGTTGCAGTGTAATTTAATGCTGGTCTTTTTGATAAGCCTTCAACTAAACGCGATTGTGCGTTTTCTTGTAATTCAGCTTGTGTTGGATTACGCTGTGTTGATGTTTGTTGGCTAACACCATTAATTAAATTGGGTATACTTTGTGATATAACAGGCATTAATAACTTCTTCTTTGTGTACGGTTAATAATATTAAAAGTAGAATTATTGCCGGTAAGAATATTATAATCACCATTAGCAGCATCAGAACGTTCCGCATTAACAATTGCTTCTGCTTCGTCTTCTTGTGTAAATCCTGCTAATTCTTTTGATCCTAATACTCTTGCTTGAAATTTTCTACCAGCTTTGCAAACAATTAATTTTTTTGCGTATTCAGGAATATGTTCAAAATGTTGTACAGCTATTTCATCAACAGACATTGCAGCTGTAAAAATATCTGTTTTATTTTTTAAGTCGTATAAAAATCCATTACGTAAAGTAATATCATATTGTAATTTTGTTTCTTGGCTTGCATCTATTTGCACTACATTACTAGCAACAGGTATTTTATTATCACTATCTAATGCTAGAGTTTTATTGGTTTCAGTATTAAAATGCCAACCACGAGACTGCACTTCAACATTAGTCTCATCTAAAATTTGTATCGCCATTGCCACATCAACACCGGTATTTCCTGTTATGCTATTTACTGGTGCTTCTCCTATAATACTTAATAAAGTATTAACGGCTTGTAATTCAGTTGTTCCTGTAATTCTAAATGTCATTTTAATCCTTAATAAAAAAGGAGGACCATAAGATCCTCCTTGTTAACAAATAAATATTTAAGCTTACGCTTCTTTAATACCTACTGCTGCTTCTGGTCTTAATACACCATGTCCCATGGCATATTTAGCAACCATAAGTGTTCCTTGTCTTCTGATGTCGTATTCCATCTCAGTTGCAAGGTCCATTAGCTTAACAGTACCAGCCGCAGACGGATGGCATACTAAAGCTACATAATTAGCTAAGTTAACTTGTTGTGGGTTAGATCCGCCTTGTGTAGCTGATCCACCGTCAACACCAGTGTTAGATGATAAATCAGAAGCTACGAAATGAGGTGTTGGTACTAATTCAATACCAGCCACTTTCATTACACGACCTTCTGCAACACCACCATTATTACCACCTGTAAAGTCAACGTTAACTGCGTTAGTAGCATTTGCTAATTTGTAGTATTCTTCTAACCTTAAGAAACACTTTCTACCTTCTTTTGGTACATAGTGTGAATCTAAAGCTGAAGCTGCATCAAAAAGCTCGTCAATAAGCGCATTAGCAGCAGTTGATGCTGTTGCTGACGCAATACCAGTATTTGTTAATACTGTGCCTGCATCACCACCAGAAATATTTGCTGATCCTTGTGCTGCTTGACCAATAGTTTGTAAAATGTGCTTATCTTTTTGGAAAGCTAAAGCTCTTCCAATTTCGTTTGAGTATGCACTTCTTACGTCCCAATGATTTTTTGCTTCTTCAATATTTGATAAGAAAGCTGAACTTACAAGTAAATCATTAATTGTAATAACTTTCTCATTGTGGTTTACATCTGTCCCTGTAATTTCAGAACCAGGTGTATGATAAGCAGCAGCTATTCTTCCCATTACTGGAAATGATGCTGACTTACCGTTAGAGATAGATCTAACCATCTCTGCGCCTTGCGTTACACTAGATCTTTCAAAAGCTGTGAGTACTTCTCCTGAAAAGACTTTGAGAAATAACGCGTCTTCACTACCGGAGGCGTTTACCTTACCGATACTTGCTGGACTTGCATTTGCCATTTTTTATCTCCTTTGATAAAATGTTATTATTATTTCTAAAGCTTCACATAATCTAGTTTACATAAATCAAGATTATCCTCCTTAGAGGGTCAAGTTACTTTGACTTATTATGTTTCGCAGTTGCCACATATTGTATGTCGCACAACTATGATTTTTTATTTTTACTTGCGAAATTTCTGGCAGCCGCGACACTACCAAATCCCCATTTTTTAAGCGCTAATGCTTTTCTAGTAGGACGACCTTTTGCATCTTTCATCGGTCCTTTCATACCAGCAAAGCGCGCAGCAAATGAAACTCTTCTTGGATTAGTTCCTTTGCTTACTGGTGCCTTAACACCAAACTTTTTTCTTCCGGCAGCATTTAATCCACCGGAAGGACTTTTATATTTTTTAGCAACCATTACTTTTTGTTTTTCTTTTTAGGAAATCCTGCTTTCATATTGGCATAAGCTTTTGAAGAAATAGTGCTATTCTTTTTACTTCTACTAGTGCCTGCTTTTTTACGAGCATTGATATTAGCGTAAAGACCTTTTTTTGGCATATCTATTATTTCCTATTTCTTTTTTGCTTTTCCGTAAGACATTTTCTTACCAGTTTTTTTCGCAGCTGATTTAGCGGCTTTCATTCCGGACTTAGTATACGGATATTTTTTATTTCCGACTTTTGGCATTTTATTCTCCTATAAGTTTGATTTTGATATTTTATCTTGCACAGCGTTTCTAAAGGCGTCATCTGTACTATAGCGTGGATCTTTCATTGCAGCAGTTACTTGTGCCCATGATTCATATCCACCAGGTGCATTAGAGCTAGCTTTGCCTGATATTAAGTTTGGCTCTGATCCGTTAGCTGTATCAAATCTTGCTTTAAGACCTGTTACAGCAAGTTTAACAGCTTCTAAATCTCCACTGTTAACTGTTTTGTTAAACGCATTTATTTCAGTTGGATTTAAAGCATCTTTTGCCCATGAAGTAATTTCATTATAAGAATCTGCGCCACCAACTTCGTTTTTAATTGTTGTTTGTAATTGTTGTGCAATTGCTTCTTGTCCCTGAATAAACGAATCAACATAACTTTTTGGTATTCCGGCTTTTTCTAAGGCCTCATATGATTTTGTATCTAGTTCGCCTTTTTGATTATATTCTTCTTGCAATGCAGTCATATCAAGACCTGCACTTTCGACAGCTTTTTCAGCTGCATCAATTTCTAAAGTATCTTTTGCTGGCTCTTCTTTAACTGGCTCTTCTTTTGGTTTGCCTATTTTAGATTCTAATTCAGAATATGACTTTGCCATTTCTTCTGGCGTAGCAAATTTTTCTGGCAACCATTCTGGTCTTTCAGATTTTGTTTCAGCTTGTGGCTGTTCTTCAGTTATTGGTTTTTCACTAACTGTTTCTTCTTGTTTGATTTCAACGGCTTCAACCATTATTCATCTCCTGTTGTTGCGCAACCATATCAACAACCTTATTTGCAACTCCTGGAGCTGCTTGTTGCATTGTCTGATTTAATTGAGCTTGTTGCATTTGTTCTTGTTGCGCCTGTTGCTCTTGCATTAATTGTTCTGGAGATTTAATTAAACCTTCAGTATCAATGCCATGACCTGTAGCAATACGTTTAATTAAGTCTGTAAGATTTAACATTTGTACTACTTCAGGATTCATTTGAGCAATGGCACCTATTTCTGCCGTGAATTCTTTTAACTTTTGTAAATCATTACCTCGACCTAAAGCTTCTACACCAGTAATAATTGTAGGTCTTACTGTGCCTTTAGGTAGTTTAGGTATAGATCCTTTAGATGACATACGTTGCATTAGTATTCTAACTAAAGGTAATTGAAACTCTTGTGATAATAATGAATAAACACCACCAAGTGCTGTTTCTAATTCATTAGCCATATATCTTATTTCTTCTGCGGTAACTCTTTCTGCATTTCTTTGCACTGCAGAATTTAATAAAAATGCATAAGATAATCTTTCTTCAAACTTTTGTATAGCTTCTGCTACAACTCTTAAATCATATTGTTTTTCAACTTGTAATGTTGATACATCATCTTTTGATCCAGTAATAATATCACCATTACCAGCCGTTGATAATTCATTTTTCTTTGTTGATGAATTTGGTCTTACCATAAATACAACTTTTGATGATGCTGCAGCACTTTCTACTAGTGCTTGTGATAAACCTTCTAATGATTTTAAATCACCTAAATATTCTTCAACATATCCTCTACCATAATCTTC